CTATAGCATTCATTATGGAGCTGAAGTTACTAGAGCTGATTTACCCTGTACAGAGAATGAAATTTCTACTAATCCATCATGGCTGGCTTGTGTTGATATGCTAGTAACTAATGCAGTTCCTGTATATCTGGTTGCACCACTTGCCTCGCCTTCAGGAAAGAAGATTAAACTAACTTCTGCGCCAGCTGTCATTGCTGTTTGAGCTGCGCTATCTTCATCCCAGTAAGCATCAATGCTAGCCGTGAAATCCGTTAATCCTGTTTCATAAGTTTTGAAAGTTGAACCCATTGCTGAACTTTCGATTGTGTCGCTGTTATGCTCAAAAGAGTAGGATTTCATTTCCCCAACGGCATTTGAACCCCCTACCTTTATTATTCCAGCATTTCCTTTTTGAACTGCCATTTTTTATTCCTCGCTTTTTTTATTTTCTTGTTTTGAAGAAGGTTTAGATTTAGCTGCTTCTTCTTTCCAGCCATTGTTCAACATACTCTCAACACACGCTGGATGAGCTATTACTGAAGTTCCGTTTTTATGTAAGACCATAATTATGTTCCTGTTGTTGAATCAGGCGTGGTAGCCAAATTCATATAGTTTGTTAAAAGATCCAAAGTTGCAAAAGCAACTGGAGCTTCACCTTCTGCATTAAATTCAATACTAGTTGTTTCCAAATAGCAGTCCTGAACCAATCCGTTTAATGTTGGATCTGCATATATTGCCATCTCGATTTCTTTGCAGATAGTATCGAGAGTAGTATCAAAATTTGCAGTAGCTTTTACATAGATTTCTACTGCTACTGTTAAATTTCTATCTATAATTCTTGTGGTGTTAGTTCCCATGTCTAAGGGCATGGATGTTTCTTCTTTTGTATAAATAACAAGAGCTGGTGTGCCGTTGCTTGCTATTGGATATACTCTGGAATCAGTAACCCTATTTCCAGTGGTTGTAAGGCCAGTCAATGTTGTTTTAATCTGATCTCTTATTTGTGTGCGTAAGTGGTTAGCCATTTATGCTTTCTCCAACTCTAAAGAAGTAAATCCAGTTCTATCTGATTGAATGCTTACAACTGTATAATTTTGAGCAGGACTTAATATATTTCCATCAACATCCTTTACCGCTGTTACATTTAATTGATTGCCAAATGCAATACTTGGTAGATCTATAGATCTACAATAGGCAATGGGTTGAGTTCCTTCTATTCCAACACCTGCATCATTTTCTAAAAATTCATTATTTAAAATAATATTAATTACAGCACTAGCATTATTGCTATTTACATAAGTGGCCTGTATTCCATGACCAAATTCTGTATCTAAATAAGAGTCCATATCTTCTTCGGTTTCTAGCTCGTATAAACTCATGCAAATTCAGCCAAAACAAGATTAACCATTCCTAGATTGTCATTCTCAGCTGAGACAACCTTAAATACAGTCTCTGGAGTTAATTGGCTCCCTTTATTTGTCGTAACCGCATGTACTGTTAATTTATCATCAATACTTATATATGGTGCATCTAAAATGCTTATCATTGCTCTTGGCTGGTAGCCATCTACGCCAACGCTATTACCTTGTATATTAAAATATTCTTGGTCAATTATTATGTTAATTATTGACGTGTTACCGCTTAAATTATTCTGGATCTCTAAAAATGTAGCAGACACGCCACCTATACCTGGATTGGTATAAGATCTGAAATCTGCTGCACTTTCAAGAGCCATAATTACTTATCAGCTCTAGTTTTCATTGGTTTAGTTTCTGAACTTTTAAGGCCTTCAGATCTATCTGATTTCTTAGATCCTTTGCCATTATATTCTTCAACTTTGCCATAGTAGACAAGCTCATTACCAACAGACTCAACAATTTCTACTATATCGCCAACGTAGACTGTTTCTGAATCTAGAACTGTATCTTTTATTACTACATATTTTTTCATATTAGTGATGGTGGCATTGCTGCCACCATTCCCATTATTGGTTGTCATCACCATTAATTAACCAGCTTTACAGAATGATACTGGGTGTCTTACGGCCATATCTACTGAATTTAATGCCACGATTCTGACACTACCAGTTGAAGATAAGCTATATGGATCTACAACAATATCAAGCGTTCCAAAGAAGCCAACTAGGAAGTCTGAGAAGTTACCAAATAAATATTTATTAGCATCAATTTGTGTTGAAACTATTGCGTTATATCCATTTATTTGACCACCTTCTGCGACAAAGCTAGATGTTCCTGCTACTTTTGGAGTTCCTTTCATATTTCCCATATTTGTAGGATTTACTATGTAACTTAAATCACCAAGCAGAGCATTGTCGGCAGCAACTAAAGATTCCATTCCAAGCATTTCTAAATAAGTTGGAGAAGCTGCTGCTGCAAAAGCTGCGGCAGAGTTAATTCCAGTTGTATTTAAAATGCCTTTTGGGTTTCCATTATTACCAGAACCGCTAATAGCTACATTGTCGATATGAATTGCTATAGCCTTAGTTAGATCGTCTCTAATTAGATTTTCAACATCTAATGAAGATTGAATCATAAGTTGGCGAGTTGTATCTACAAATGCTCCTAATGTGCGGGGAGTAAGACTAATATTTCCAATAGTAGGAGTCTGGTTAGCAACCGCACCACCTTCAGTAGCTACAAAAGCAGCAGCTGAAGCAGTTAATTTCTTCGGTATTTTCACATCACCTGTTAATCCACGAAGCATGGTCGCGCCTGCTGACATGATGCTTGAATTAGCTCTTAGAACATCTATAAAGTCTTGAGGTCTGAAATCTTCACCTGAAAGATCACCTTCATTACCCATTGTCATTCCTCTATTTCCCCATTGAGACATAATCTCAGCAGGAAGCATTACGCCTTGTGCTGTTCTACCTTGCACATCCGCAGCAGCAGCTGAACATTCAAATTCAAATGCAGCATCCTCTTGCGCACGTCTATCAGTTGGATTAGCCATAGCATTTACTGCTTTTAGAATTGAGAACCTTTTAGTTTCTTTTTCTGTTAAGCCAATATTTGCAGGAGTTTCTAAAGGTTGTGAATTACCAATTTCATTTAGTAATGTTCCTCTAAATTCTTCAACACTTGATCCATTTCCTATTGCTTGATTACCAAGATCTCTTTTGTTGTGTTTAGCAGCTAGATCTAAAATCTCTTTTGAGTTTTTAGCCATTTCTTTTCTAGCATCATCCGCACTTTGGGATCTTACTTCATCAAGGTTAATTTCTTTTTTTTCTTCCATTTTAATTTTTACCTTTTTGTTTGTTTTTGATTTTGACCTTCCAATACCTACCGATAAATCTGCCCCTATTGCAACTAAGCTGGCTTCCATTGGCATCCATGATGCTCTGTAATGATCTCCGATAATGTCGTTGTTTGATCGTTCTAGTGTGTTAATTTTGTAACCAACGGAGATATTTTTCTTTATACCGCTTTTTACGTCTAACCATGCTTGAGTGGCTAAATCAGATTGCCCAAATCTGACTACTGCTGTTGTCCTCTTAGCAGTCTCATCAAGTTTAAATTCTTCAACAATCCCAATCTGCTCATCCATTCTATGATTCGCAAGTAGTGGAGCATTGCCTGAGGCTATAAATGACATATCTATATCTTCAGCTTTATGGCTTAAAACTTCTAAGCCAAAATCGCGCAGCACTTCACTTTCACTTGAGACTGAAATACGGACGCGTCTATTATCTTCATCAATATATTTAGCTCTTGATAGGTCTATTGTTCTGTAAGCAATTTCATTGCTAAATAATCTATCATTTCCATCTACATTAATTTCTTCTTCTACAACCACATCCTCTACTGTTTCAACAGCTAATATTTCTTCAGCTGCTACTTCGTCAAGGATATGTTCATTGTTTTCAATTTCCATATTTTTAACCTCGCTAGTTAATGGATGTTTTTCATTTGGTATTTCTACCTCTTGAACTTCTTTATTCTTCATTTTCAGCTTCTCCTTCTACTTCAGCTGGAACTGGTGCTTTATTACCAAAAGGCTGGAAAGCAGTGCTAATGCCATATAATTTGGCTAATTCTTGTTCTTTTGCATGTTGTTCAAATGTTTCCTCAACATCTTTTCCATAGCTACTAACAATATCTGAGTAAGAAATAATGCCATTTTGCAGACCTACTACATTGGCTTGCATTTCTTTAAGTGGATCTATCCAGGCAAATGATCTTGGAATGTAATTAACGCTATCAGCAAACTTATCAAATTTACCCATTGGAAGATTTATAGCTTTAGTTGTTATAGACATTTCTAACCATCTTTTAAAAACTACATCTACAAAATGTTGAACTATAAACTCTTGCCAAAGCTGGTAGTTAGATCTATCTTCTAATGCACCCTGACGGATTGAAGAGTAGTTGACACTGGTTAAATCGTTGCTCAAAGCGTGGTATGAGATGTTTAGGCCTGAAGCTATAGATCTTAATACTGTAGTTGTGAAACCTTCAAATGCACTAGTTGGATGAGTAGGATCATAAGGGGTAAAGGTCATGCCGTCTGGCAGTTGTTGAAATGTTCCAGGCTCTACATTCATAACAGGATTAAAAGTATCTTCATGGTCATCTCCAACATAAGAACTACCATCAGCTGAACTAAAGAAACCTGACTTACTTGCTCCTAGTCTTGCAGCTACTATTTCTGCTTCTAAATATCCTGAAAGCTGTTTAATATTAGACATTGCAGTGGCAATATGGCTCACACCTCTAGTTTGTTCTGCTCTATTAGGCATGTAGCAGTGTGTAATTTCTTCTGCTGGCACTCTGATATGCTTGTTACTTATGTCGTATGAGTCACCATAAGGATTTTCTTTATACAAATGGTATGCAATAGGCTTTCTGTATTGATCTACTTCTACACCCATGCAGACTTTATTGCCATTTTTAAGCGTGTAATTTAAAGTCTCATCTAATAAATCACTTTCAATAAACTGTATCTGATAACCATAAGGACTATTATTGGTCTTAATATGTCTAATAAGAACCTCGCCATCTCTTGCAAGAGACTCAACAAAAAGTTTTTGACAATCTAAAAACGACATTCTGCCATTGGCGGTGCAAGTTCCTACTTTAGTCCATTTTTTCCAGGCATCTTCTATTTGTTTATTAGCTGATAGGTCAAGAGATCCATTGTCATCTCTGGCCTTAGCTGAAATTCTTACGCCATGTTTTCCAATAACATTGCTTACCATTAACTTTAAATATCTAGAAACATAAGAGTCATTATTTGATAAGTTTCTAGCCCTATCTCTTAAAGTTCTTAGGCTGTCTTTAATTTCAGCATCTGCTGATTTAGAACTGGTTATAAAATCAGCAAACAGCCTACCTGTACTAGCACCTGTATAATTTCTTTTAAATGTAAAAGATCTTTTTTCAGGCTTAGTTTTAAATATGTTGTTATACCAAGCCATTATGTTAGGTCTGTAGGGTTATAGGTGTTTGTAGATCCAAACCTTACTTTTATATTATTACCGCTTCCTTGTTTGTTCTTTACTCTTGCCATTTTTACTTCTTGTAAATATTCAGTTTTATATTTATCTCTAAATGTATTTAATTCATCTATAGACATTCTGCTTAATGATCTGCCAGCAATACTCATTGATGATTGATCCATAGTTGCTCTATTAAGTGCCACTGCTTCAATAGCATCTAACATCTGTTTTGCAAAAGATCTAACAGTTTCGTTCTCGATAGTTACATAGCCTGTTTCTAAATGTGCTTCAGCTCCGCCAGCTGTTTTAGTAATCTTAACTACATATTTATAATCGCCTGGAGTTACTGAGTTGGTGCTTGTGTGTAAAAATATGTATTCATTATTAGCTTCTGTAGCTGTTATTGATATTGCGGTTGCTGTAGATCCGCTAATTAAATTCAATTTATATACTAATGAATAATCAGCAGTAGGATAATCATTTGACAGGTCTGTTCTTTTCCACGCCCAATAGCCATTAACCTGTAAGGTAGTTGGTATTTCTAATGGATAATTTTCAGTATCAAAGATATTGCTCAAACAAAAACCCCAAAATGTAATTAGATTAATCTAACTAAAACACTATGGGTGCAGATTATAGGTGTCAAGGCTATGTTTAATGATTATAAATCTTTCCAAGAATTAACAAAATTTCTTCCAGGTCTTATATTTGCATTATTTCTTTGTGATTGATTATTTTTAACTGGATCTGCTGATTGATTTAGAATTTTAGTCTCAATAGAATCCCAGTTGGGATTTAGTATATAGATAGCTGCAAATGAATAAACCAAACAATCAAGAGTTTCATTTCTTGGACGTATCTGTTTCCAGACCATTTGTTTCTTTCCTCTTGTAAAGGTGGTTATTCTTTTCTCAGCTGTAATTTGGCGGAAGTATTCTTCATCAAGATCTGCTGCAAAATGTAATGTGGCTTTATCTGGTTCAGCTGCTAATCTTCCATATATTAATTCTTTGGCCTGGTCTGTACCCACTCCATAAAGTACAGCCCTATTCTTACCTACAAATGTTGGCTTATTTGCTATAGGCTTACCAGCAACTGATAAACCCTTAATAGCAAAAACCCTTCTTGCTTGTCTTGGTTTAGTAAATTGGTAAACCTGATTAGTGTGGTGTCCGCCTGAGTCAATACATGTGCAAGATATTGGCATGATCCTACCCGATTCAGTTTGAAATCTTTTCTTTAAGAAATCATCAAGATCATTCCATACCTGAGCAGCGTTTGGATCTCCCCAGAATATGCGGTGGTCAATAACATAACATTCATAATCTCTAGCAAAACCAACTAATGAGATCTCTAATCTATCTTTTTGGGTATCAACTCCTGCAACCAAAACCATAACATCTTCAGGTATTGTATTAATATCATAATTAAGCCTTCTATCTAGGAGATCTTCATAATTAATACTTTGACCTTTTTCTTCCCAACTCTCACCCAAGCTAGTATTTATAAAAGTCTTTAAAGTTTCAGGGTTTTTCTTAGCTTCCAGAAAGTTAATAG